TATATGTTATTGTAACCTTACAGCCGTTAATAAAATTACCATCTGCTTTCACAGGTGTAATAGGTTCAGCAAAATTAAAAATTCCAGCATATCCAATCGCTAAATTATTAGTAATTGAATAAACAGAACCATCAATTCTTTCGTATTTTACATCTATTGTAGTTGTATTTGTAGTTGGCTTATCTACTAATAAATTAAAATATTGAGTTAATGTATTCGGATAAGTGGGTGCTTTATAGTAATAATTATTAATACTTGGATTTGATAATAATAATACTTTTACTTCGCTTGGGTTTTGATTTCCACTTGTATAATCTGTAAATCCATTTACACCTACATAATCTATCGTATCTAAAAGTGTATATGTAGTTCCTACTAATTTATATCTTTTAACTTGGAAAAAACACCATTCATTATTTTGTTCAACCTCTCCGTAAAATGGAACATAAGTAGCTTTTATATTATCTATATATTCTTTTACATAATTAGAAACATTATAAACTGTACTTAATTGTGTTGTACTTGGATTTGATTTTGATAATGTATAGGTTGGGGTTGCAGGAACTGAATCGCCATAATTATAAATAAATAATTCAACTTTGCTACCTATTGCACCAGCTTCATTTACTTCAATTACAAATGGACTTCTTACTTTTACTACTTTCATACTGTATGATATTTTGTTTCAATCAATTCTTCATCTATATATATTTCCTCTTTACAATCCCATAAAATTATGTATTGACTTGAATCAATTACATTTTCACTTTCTATTGTAAAACTTGGAATCATATCATCTTCTTTATAAATTTTTACTATATTCATTTTATATCTTTTAAATTATAATCTACCATTGTTTCTATATCTTGACCAAATGCTTTTATTAAATCTACATCTATGTACTTCTTATAACCTGCTTCAAATGGTTTTGTAAAAAACAAACTTGGTTTAATTCCTCTTGCCCAAACATTCTTTGCTAAAATTATTCCTATTGTTTTATAATTACCCTGCGTAAATTTTCCTTTACTATCTCGCAACCTAAAGTTCCTTTGCTTTGCCCAATCTTCTAAAAATTTAGATGGTGGTCTTTTTGTTTTAAAACTATAAGGACTATTCGGTGCTTGTTGTCCTGTTATCTTTGCATTTTTAGATACCTTTGAAGGGTCTGCACCTTTAACACCTAAGTCTACAAACGTTCCATAATCAGCCATTTGAAAGCCTACAATAGTGTAATTGTTTTCTGTCACTACTTCGCCTTTTAAACTATTGTATAATTCCTTAGAATTATTCTTATTACTTTTAGATAGATTACTTCTTGATTGCTGAATAACATAATCCCTAAAACGCTTAATAGTTTTTTCTACTTCTAACATATACTCATCGTATTGTGTATTGCAATATCAAATGTGGTTGTAACACCTGCTATTTTATTTTCAAATCTTTCTGTAAAAAATTCTATTGATGCAGAACCATTTACTAATTCATAATCATCACTTAACGAACCTCTATTTAATACTTCTAAAAATCTATTTGCAACTGCTAATTGTGTATTTAAAACATCTTGTTCGTTATCGTTACCTATAAATATATCTGTAGTTAAATCTTTAGATTCATCTACAATATCCATACTTAAAATAGATATGTTATAATTCAAAACAGCACCTTGATATGATACTGAATTAACTATAATATGACTCAAAGGAAATATAGTTTGTTTGTTTAAATCAACTTTAAATATATCGCCAGTAGTTACTGTATTGACAAACAAATCTTCTTGTAGTTTGTTTTTTATTGCTTGTGTTATTTCGTAAAATGTACTCATCTATTTTTTTTTATTAAATCTGATTCTATTTGATTCTTTTGTTTCTCAAATGTTAGATATGTTAAACATTGGTTAATTGGTAATTCGGTAACTCTATCAAATTGGATAAGGTTTCCTTGAGCAATAGCATAGATTGAACTATACCATCCCCATCGTTTTCCAAATTGTGCTGATGCAGAATAGTCTGAATCTCCTTGTTGTTCTCCAAATAAGTCATCGTACTTTTCAATAGTTCGTTGCCTAAAGTGTAAAAAAAAACATTAGCACCAAATACAACATCAAGCGGTGCGTGTTTCATTACATCTGAATATGTTATTGAACCATTATACTTTTCAATCTCATATGTGCCATTTAAGCCATTCTTTTTAATTGGTCTATATAATACTGCCATTGCCTTATGCATCTGTTCCCAGTCAGTTATATATGTATCTAAGTCTGTATATTCCCCAAAGGTCATATCGTCTAAATTAGGAATAAATCCAAATTCAACTCCACCAAGTTTAAATTTATTTATAAACTTGTGATTTTTAACATCAAACATTTTACCTAAAGAGTTTGTAATTTCAACTACATCTTTATATCTTATTTCTGCTACTTCTTTTAAATCTATTCCACAAAATGTTTGAACCATCTTTTGATGTAAGAACTCACTATCTTCATTGTCTTTAGCTATTTTTAAAAACGCTTGATATTGTGCTAACTTAATTTCTTTTAATTCTGTAGGTATGCTAATTTCTAACTTCATATTATTGTTTTTTTATATTAATAAAATAAAGTTGTAATTGTATTAAACAAAAAAAAGACCTACATTTCTGTAAGTCTTTATTATTAATTCCAATCCGCCTTGCTCCCTGTAATTTTGGGCGGGATTTTTTATTTATCAGGGTTTTGAATTAATCTTCTATTTCGTGTATTGCCAAATCTATTATATCATTCATTTGTTTTGTAGATAGTATTTGATATGCATCAACACCTTCTATTAATATTTCTACATCTTCAATACAACTACCTGTATAATCATAGTCATCACCTTTTATATAGAACCCTTTAACTTCAAATTCTATACCACAATAATTTACTGCTACTTTAATGTTTTTCATATTTTTTGTTTTTAATTATAAGCAAATATAATACTTATGTTTTAAATAAAATACATTTAACAAAACTTTAACTATTCAAATAAGCAGCAGCTATTAAATACATTTGCTGCATCTTTTTAATTTCACCTACATTTCTTGGTAAGTTAATCATTACTTCTACATTCTTAACGTGGTGTAAGTAGCATTGTATTGTGGCAATCATTTGTCCGTAGCTCATAATTAATATATAAAATAGTTTCCTTTATTTGGGTTCTCTAATTGATAACCTACTGCATATCTTAAAGCATCTATTAAATGATTATGATTGTCAATAGGTGTATTACTTTTCTTTTCTAACCAACTGTAGTTATTTAACTCTTTAATTAAGTTAATTGATTCTGGACTTATAATCAAATCATAATCCTGTAGTAACGCTATTCCATAAGTAACTGAACCTTGACCTTTAATTGCAGGAACTATATTTAATCCTGCCGATTGTAACTCAGATATTAGTCTTGGTTCAGCACTATCTGCAACTATTAAACTATCTAAACAATGCTGTTTATTTAAAGAGTATATTTGCGACGTTGTCAATGCTTGTAAGTAGAAACGTTCATTTATATAAATTCGTTTATTAGCTGTGTCTATATTACATTCTACTAATGTTGTTGGGTCATTACTAAAGCCAAAATCTTGTCCGAATACTGATGCACCTACCTGTTCATACTTACCAATAGTCCAGTTAGTAAATATAACTCCTTCTGCTTTATCTAACCATCCACCTAATATTTGATGCTTATACTTTCCAGGTCTACGATTCTTTATATTTTCTATTTGATTTAAAAATGATTCAGAAAGGTTTTCAATATTATCTAAATACGTTGTATGAATGTATGTAGTGTCACCTTTAATTAAATTAACTCCTGATTGCACTCCTTTATCTTCAAAGAATTTCTTATATATAAAGTGTTCTTTTGTTGCAGGGTTTAATACTAATAAAACTCTATTTTGTATTCCTTTGGTCCTTATACTAAAGTCTATCTTTTCAAATGTTTCTTCATCTGTCAATTCTTCTGCTTCATCTAATACCCAAGTTGTAACACCTGCTAATGATTTTAAAGATGCTGTTTGTGTTCCACTACTTGTTTTAATACCTTTAAATAGAATCTTAGACCCTGTTTTTCTATTTATGATTTCGTCTTTAGTTATATAAAAATTGTGGCTTAAATTAGCTGTTTCAATCTTATCTATAAATTCAGGTATAATAGATACAGATGCAGATGTCAATGTATATCTTGTGA